TCAGTGTCAAGCAAACGCTTGGCAACGAACATCAGTGCTGGGGGGATGACCATCTTGCGGGGCTTGGCGGCAATCAACAGACCGCGCTCATCGGTCCATGCAGCGATTTGAATCACGGCATTTTCCAAGGAGGTCTCGTTCAAGTCCACGCCAGTGGTGGGGCTGTTGAAGTTAACAGCGCCATTAACCAAGGGGTGGCCAACACGAGTGCTGGAGCTGTTGTTACCGAACAAGGTCACGCCGTCACCACCCAAGTACGAACCGTTGAAACCGTTGTTGATAACGGAGGCGGCTTTAACTTGCTTGGTGTAGGACATCGCACGGGCCAGGGCTTTGGTGTAACGAGCAGACAGTGAGTCATACAAGTTATCTTCCACAGCTTCCTCGGTGATCGAGAAGCCCAGGGCGATGGTTTCGTGGTTGTAACGGGCGGTGAACGCTTCTTGTGCGTTGTCATACGCGATGGCGGAGCCCTCGTTCTTGACAGGAGCAGCACCGAAACCAGCAAGCTTGGTCTCTTCTTCGAAGCTACGCTCTGATTTCTCAGTTTCGTAGATTTCTTTGTGCTCTTCGCCGTAGCGAGCGTATTCCAAACCGAACAAAGCGTTCAGACCAGGGAGCAACTCTTTAAGTAGTTGTGCGCGTGAAATTGCCATTTTGAGTTACTCCTTACAGACCAACTGCGTTGGTAAATGTGTGATAGCCGGGGTTGATCTTGACCAGGATGTCGGTGTAAGCGTCGCCCACAACCGAGAAACCTTGCATATTAACGAACCCAACAACACGGAATGCTGCGGTGGTGGTCACAGCCGAGGAACCTGCTACGACAGAAGCCGTAGAGTTACCAGTGGATGTGCTGCCAGTTGCCACAGCGCCAGTTGAGAAAAACACGTTTGCGCCCACGGCAGCTTGCGTGACAGAGCCAGCAGACTGAACTTGGAACACAACACCGGGATCATCCACAACGTAAGCGTTAATCACGCCAGTGGTACCCGTGGGGTAGTACTGAGCGTAGATCACTTGGCCTTGTGCGTTGATGTAAGAACAGCCAACAAACACACCTACGATGCCCGTGTTAGCGGTACCGACAGGAAAGCCGTTGGTGGTCGCATCTGCGCCAGTTGCGGTGGCCACAGCCAGATAGCCAGACGCATTCACGTACACGGGCGAACCGTTGTAAATGTTTGCGGCAGTGCCTGCGGGGTCGATGAGATACGAACGGGTTGCACCTGCATATGGTGTGCCGCCCAGCTCATTCACGGGTTTTAGCCCGTAAGGGGATGCTACTGATGCCATTTAAGGACTCCTTGTTTACTTAGAACCTGAACCAAACCCCCTGCCGCCGCTGACTGTGGACTTGCGGTCCGCAAACAAAGGCATACGAGGATCATTGTTTCGCATGAAGTGGTTGTCCACCGATTCCATCTGGTTTTGTGCTTGTCGGTCGTAGTACTCGTCCCGAGCGCGTGCTCGTTCCGCCACCATCTTGCAAAGCATGAGTCCGCCAATTTCGACGTTCCCGGTCTTTGCATTACCTTCAATCATCAATTCTGGATGATCTTCTGCCTTGACAGGCTCCCAGCCGTCGCGCATCTTTCGAGACACGTTGGTGGGTTCAGCTTGCCCTAGTACGTGGGTGGCCACCCAGCGGTAAACATATCCTGGCTCCGGGGTCGGATCAGGCAGTGCCGAGGAAGGCGTATACACATAACGGGTTTGCTTGTCGCGTGACACGAGGTCACGGGGGGTACGGTTTTCAGCCATTTTGACTCTCCAATTTTGCTACTTGAGCAGCATACTGCTGCGGGGTTAATCCAAATTTCTTTGCCAGTGCGACCTGGGTCTGAGTGAGTTGGACTTTCTTGGCACCCGACGAACGGGTCGCGGGGGCTGCAACGGCAGCAGGTCGTCTTGGGGAATCACCCGACCTTGGCTTGTCTTCTGTATCACCGAAAACTTCGGGGAACTTGGACTTCACGCGAGCATCGATTTGCTCGAAATATTCATCAGTGCGGGGATCGACCCCGTTGTTGACTAGTTTTTGATGCAGCCCTAGTGCAAAGCTGGTGACTTCTTCGAACCCGTTGGAACCGAACCACTGGTTTTTTGCCTGCCAGCGCAGAGTTTTTTCGTCCGGTTGAGCCTGTTCAGGTTCGCTTTTCCGCGTTTGTACATCATATTCTTCGGTTTGTAAAGGGGGTGGGCGAAAACTTTTCGCTTGCTCCAACTTCCACTTGGCGTCAGTAAGTGCTTCCTGCGCTGCAATTATGGCGTCAGTGTCAAACGCTTCCTGGGCATCCTTGTACTGGCGGCGGGCTTTCTCCAGCTCGGCTTCCGCCGCTGTTTTGGCCATGGTGCCGTACTGTTCTGACCCAGTTGAAACATACTGTTTTAACTGCTTGTTCTCGTTGATGAGCTGCTGTGCGAGACGCTCGAGTTCTTGCTTCTCGCGCATGGTGGCTTCTTTGGCCCGGCGCTCGTCGTGGCGTGCGTGGGTCAACTCCTTGATGCGCCCTTTGACTTTATCGGAGTAGTTCTCGATTTCGTCGTCCGTGGGGTCTTCCACCTCCCGGTCCAGGGGCTTGCGGCCTCTGTCTTGGATGGGGGTATCGTCAACGACTTCGACTTCTACGTCGCCGTCGTCCTCCACGGACACATTGACCTGGGAGGTCTTTTCGTCATCCAGTTCGTCTGGGAACTTGTATTGTTCAGCCATATCTACTCCATCAAGCGCGGGTTAACCCGCGAGGGTCTTGCACAACAGCATCGACTTGATCGTCGTTAATCAAGCGAAACTCTTTACCGAAAATTTTGAAGCGCGTACCCGAGTAGGTACGTACCAGCACAAAGTCACCTGCCTTGCACCACGCGCCTGCGGGGAACTTGGTAGTGTCTTTGTATGCGTCAGGGCCGACCTTGAGCACAAACAGAACAGTTGTGGCGTGTTCTTCTTGGCGCATGACGGAGGACGCTTTCACCAGATCAAGCTCAGTGCCATCAATCTTTTCAGATATGTCGGGCACCGCACACAGCAGCTTCCAGCCTGTTGGCTCTGGCAGCATGGTTGCTTTCTCATCGTTGTTTGCGTCTTCTGCCGGGGCATCGACGGGTTGGATTGCTTCAGGCAGGGCAAATTGCCCCGGTTCAAGTGCGAGTTCACTCATTGGCTTTTTCAACTTTCTCTGCAAGGTCGATGATGTAACGCTCTGCGATAGCCAGACCCTGAATGGTTCCGCAAAGTTTTTGGTACTCGTCAAAATTGCGACACGCACCACCAGCGCAGTCATCTGCGTAGTTGTTCATGTCGGTGCGTATTTGTTCGCGCAATACGCGTGCGAAATCTTGAATCATTCTTTAGGGTTTTCCTTTCGTGGTTGGTTTTCTCTGCGCTTAGCCAACTGTTCGTCAACCCGCAGCAGGGCATCTCCCAGTTTTTGCTGGTTGTTGAACTGTTGTTCTTTCTTGGACATTTCAAACTTGCCTGCGTTTTCTGCCGCTTTGAGTGCCTGATCTTCTTTGTCCATTCGGTACTTGCCCACCTTTGCCATGGCGTCGATTTTCAGTTTCTTCTCTTCGATGGCCAGCTTGCCAGTAACTTCCTTGTCCTTGATCTGCACTTCTTGTTGACGAATCTGCAACTCTTGCTGCTGCATCTTCAACACTGGGTCTTGGGCTTGCTGCTGAGCCTGCTGCTGTGCGGCTTGCTGTTGGTTTTGCTGGAGCACTTGCTGTGCCGCCTGGGCCATCATCCCTGACAGCGCCACCTCGATCTGCGGGGGCAGCTTCTCGTCTGCTGGGGGCAGTGGCATACCAAGCTGCTGCTCAATTTTTTGGCGGTACGCAAAGCCTACGTGCTCGGCAACGTGCGCCATCATGGCTGCTTGAATCTGCGGTGCCTTGGGGTTTTGGCCGATCAACTGCATGACGATGGGGTCTTGCATGGCCATCATGTGCACCTTGATGTGGGACTCGTGGTCTTGGTAGAAGAACGCTTTGAGCGGCTCCATCTTGAGCGCGGCCATGTTCTCAGACACGGGGTCTTTGGGCTTCTGGTCATCAGGCAGGGGCACGAGCTTGTCTGCGTCCTTGATACCCAGCACCTCCAGCATCTGGCGGTGCAACTGGGGCAAGTCGTAGATGTCCGGGGCCATCTGTGCCATCTGGATCACGGCTTGGTACTGCACAACCCGCTGGCTCATGGTGGCCGCGTTGGGGTCACTCACCGGGATGATGTCAACGTGGTTGTAGTCCTCTTGCTTGGCGCGTCGTGTGGACTTGTCTGGGTCGTAGTCGTACTCGGGGTCTGTGTAGTCCCGAATCAACCCGGCCAGCAGTTGTAGTTCTTGCTTGAAGCTGTAGTGCAACCGGGCCTGGACCGCCGACATCACCTTCAACTGACGCTCCAGCAGGGCCAGCGTGGTGCCCACGGGCGCTTGTGCGCTCATGTCCGAGACCTTCATGTCCGCCGTGGCGGCAAAGCGTCTGCCTTCCTCCACGATGGTGCCCAGCAACTGGTACAGAACGCCGCTTGGCTCTTTGTACGGCAGGGGCAGGATGTTGTCGCGCAGTGCCCCGGAGCCAATGTCTACGTCCCTGAACTCGCCGGGTTGAATCGGTGTGTCGTCACCCTTAATGCGAAGTCCACGAGATTTGAGACCTCCTGGGAGGTTCGACAGCGTTCCTGCATCGACAAGCTGACGCATGATGCTGGTGGCTGACTTGGCAAACCCGCCGATGAGGTGGAAGAGGCCAAAGCCGTAAGCCCCAAAGCCTGGGATGTATTGGTAGTGGACAAAGTGTTGTCGCTTGAGTCGGAGTTCATCGTCTTGCTTCCAGTTGCGGCGGATGGCCAACACATCGTTGGTCCCTTTTATAAGGGTAACTACGTATGGCAGCGCAATACCCGTCTCTTCTCCGTCACCGTCTTTGTCTTGGTAACCATCCAAGTCCAGGTCAACGTGGCACTCAAAAATAATGTAGCGCTCGTCGTTCAGGTCGCTGAACCCGGTCTCCTTGTCCTTGGCCTTCTGGATGTTGGTCTGCTCCCTGGATGGATCGGGCAACTCAACGTCGCGGTAGAACCCAGCTTTCTGGAGCTTCACAATCTCATTCTTGGTCTTGCGCATCACATGGGTGACGCGGTAGCAGGTGTCCAAGTCCGTGGCCCCGTAGGGCAGGATGATGTCTTCTGCGGGAATGAACATCGACACCTGACGGCCCAGGCTTGGGTCGTAGTACACCTTTTTGAACGCGCTGCCAGTGGCTGGCAGGCTCCACAGCATGCGCTCATGTTCTGGTCTGAACTCACGCATCACCTCTGTCAGCTCGTAGTTCATGTCAAACTCAACGCGAACAGCGGCTTCTTGTTTCTGCGGGGTCTGCTTGCCCAGAATTTTGGTACGTACCGGGCCTTGCGCGGGGAAGGTCTCCGTGATCGTCTCAGACTGGAAGCGCACAACGGCTTCGGTAATCATCGGGTGGAACACGCCAGACGCGCCGTTCCACGGTTCTGTGCGCTCCTCGTACTGGAGGCCCAGCAGCTTTAACCCCTCTGTGTAGGCTTTCTCCCAGTCCTTGCGGGAGTTCTTGTCATTCTCAATGTCCCCTGACAAGTCCCCGGCCAGGGTCTCCAAGGCAGACTGGTCCATCTCCTCGGCCAAGTTCTCATTGAATGTGTCGTCTTCTTCGTCGCCTGGGCGGATGGACAACTCCAAGTCCCCGGCGTGGATATTGACTTCCTCGGGGTCGATGATCTCGATCTCCAGCGGCTCCTCTTGCTCTCCCAGTTCGTCGATGCCCTGGGGCTGTTGGTAAAGCGCTTTGTCGATATTGGTTGCCATGTCTGTCCTTAGTAATACGCCGCCTTGCGGCGGAAGTAGATGGGGTCGTCTTTCTCGTCGGTGTCCAAACTGATGAACCCGCCTTGGCGAAACCGCAGCAACGCTTGGGAGGTCGTGTCCACGTAGTCGTCATTCTCACCGTTGGGGAAGGACGCCACCTCCTCGATGACCTCCCTGGCCCAGCGTGTGTCTGGTGCCCAGACTGTACCTGAACTAAACAAGTCTGCAACGGCGTTCAGACGCACAACTTTGTCATTGCCCCTGGAGGGATTGGTCTCTTGCACAGGTATGCCCATCCTGCGCAGCTCTTGTATCAACGGCGCTCCTGCGGCCTTCTTCTCCACGATAAACGCGTCTGGCTCCCACTCGTTGTAGTGCTTAAGCGCCGTGGCCTTCAGCTCGGGGAACTGCATCCTGTCTTTGAACGCATCCAGCAGTATGACCTGCGCGGCATCGTGCTCTTCCTCGTTGTAGAACACCCCCCAGGTTGTGCACGCCGAATAGTCCGCGCTGGTCTTGGCTTCAAACGCCGTGTCCCAGGACTGGATGATGTACTCACAGGCGGGTGGCTCTTCGCCCTCCCAGATGCGCCAATTTTTTCTGGAGATGATGGCCGCGTTGTCGCTGGTGGGCTGCTGCATGTACTGCGCGTTCCAATACTGGGGGTCGATCGACGCTTTGGCCGACTTCAACGCAGCCAGGGGCCACTGCTCTGGCCACAGGGACTTCTCGTCGTCCGTACCTTCGTTCAGTATGGCGGGTAGCTCCACGATCTCCCAGGGCGGCGCTTCGGGGTTTTTGGTCTGGTAGTCGATCAGCCGCCCGGTCAGGTCCAGTTTGCCCCAGCGGGTCATCACCACAATGATTCCGCCCCCTGGCATCAATCGCTGGAGTGGGCCAGTCTGGAACCAACTCCACGCCGTGTCAAACGCTAGACGACTGTTGGCTTTTACGTCTTGTTCCGAGTGAGGATCATCAATAACGAACAGATCGGCACCACGGCCAGCCAGAGCACCGCCGACACCAGCAGCGTAATACTGACCCCCAGCGCCAGTACCCCACTTTCCAGCAGCTTTTTGGTCATCGGCAACAACAGTTCGGGGGAAAAGCTCACGGTAGTCCTCGCTTGCGATCAAATTGCGGACCTTGCGGCCAAAGTCTTCTGACAAAGACGCGGTGTGCGTCCCCATGATGATCTTCTTATTAGGGTAATTACCTAGAAAGAAGGCTGGAAACAGATAAGAGCTGAATTCTGACTTGCCCATACGGGGGGCGATGTTGATGATGACCCGGTTTTTGCGCCCCTCGATCACATCGGTGAAGATTTTGGCCAGTTTCCTGTGGTGCGGACCCACTTTAAACCCTGGATAGACCCGTTTGGCAAAGGAAATCATATCCTGGCGGGCTGCGGCCACCCCGTAGCGCTTCTCACGCTCTTCGAGCATGTCAAAAAGCTCCATCTTCTCCTTGAGAGAAAGAGTCGGGAGCGCCTTTTGGATGGCGGCAACCTCAGTTGGAGAGAGCGTCAGGTCGTTGAGCTTCATCAGCCGCAGTTGTGGTGGATTCTTCTTGTGTGTGAGCGCTAACTTCTATGTCCTCGATTACGGATGCGTCGGTAACGCCCATGAACCTGTTGAGCTTGTCCTTGATCTTCTGGTCGATCTCGGTGTCAGACAGGTCAGCACGCTTGACCTCGATGCGTTCAGTGAACAGCCCGATCTCTGTGACCCGCCCGAGCATATCCAGCGCCTTGAGCCTGATCCGAGCGTCGGGGTGGTTTGTCTCCTCCAGTATCTTGGCCACAGCCATGCCGCGCAGCTCCTTGGCTTGCTCGACAAACTCCCAGTCGTAGGCCGAGAGCATGGTGACCAGATGGCGTACCGCCTCTGGCGTCTTGAGTTGGGTGAGTTGGTGTTTCGTTTCCGCAACAGGTTGTGCGGTGGCCAGCGCGGAGAACACTTTGCGTGCGGCGTTGGCCTGTGCTTGCTCGAGTACTTTCTGGTCGCTGTCAACCCCCATGCTCTCCAGCCACTCGGTGGTCTTGACCTGGGCGTTCAGGATTTCTTCAGGAGACGCCGCATCCAGCCCACGCACGGCTTTGCGTTCGTAGGAATCTACGGGGGGATGAAAATCTATTAAGTGATCCAGCATACGCGCATAAGCCCTTGAACCTGCGATGGGGCTAATGTACACTCAATCCCGGTAGATGTGCAAGCAGTTGCCAGTTGGCCTACGGCCAATCAGCAAAAATGCTCATTTGCTTCTCCTCCGGGGGTTTGTGATTATCCCCCCTCTTCATCCCCTGACTGGCAACGGTCAGGGGACTTTTTCGTTTTGGGGGGTGTTGGCTGGTAGTTCCCCTTTTCCACTTGCGTGTGCCTACACGGCTCCTCATTTAAACCAAGCCTCTCTATTGGTCACCAACACGGCTGGGGACTGACAAGCCAGTTTCCGTTCCGGCAATCTCTCGATTTGTCTCAATCCCCATGCGTGATGGCTCCGGGTCGCCTTCCCCCAGATACTTGGTCCCGAGTCCCACGGGCTTGGCCTACTCCACTACGAATAGTTACAGACCTCCGACCAGCGCAGTATACCACCTGTCAATCGTTGGACAAGTGTTTTGTGGAATTTTTTAAAAAATTTATGGGGGTAGTGAAAAGGATTACAGGAAATTGGGATTATGGCTGGGGAACAGTGTTCATACATGGGCGGGGCTGTGCTGCCTATAAGGGTTGGTGGGGGTAGGGTGGGGTCTAAAGGTTTCAGTTATTGGGCCGCTTCGCCCTGCTCTGAGAGCTATCGTTCTACCCCTCGTGGTAAAATAGAGGCATCGGTTGGGGGAACTCAACCGCTGTGTAGCCCCGCCACTCTGCGGGGCATCCTCATTGGAGTATTCACCATGAAACAATCATTCAACGCTCTCTCACTTCGCACTGCACTCGGCATCACCGATGCCCAGTATCAAGCCGTGAAACCCACGCTCACACTCGCAGACAGTATGTCTGTGACCCTTGCGGCCAAGCTCATTGAGCTGGGCATTGCGGACAAGACCACGGCTCGGCCATTCGTGGTGTTCTACATCGCCGAGGTTCGCAAGGGTGCGATGGCCTTGATCTACGAGGGACAGCGTGGCGTGACCTTTGGCAACGGCAACAAGTACGAGCGACAAGTCACTCGGATTCTGAGCAAAATCTTTGACGATGTGCAAGCCGAGCGCAAGCCCATCAAGGCCAGTGGCAAGGCCGACAAGGTGTCCAAGCTGTTCGAGCAGTGGCAAGCCCTGTCTGCCGCTGAGAAGCGCCGCTTCACTACCCTTCAACTCAAAGCTGACTGACAGACAGTTTGTCTGCGAGTTTTTCCCAGCGGCTTGCCCGAGAGGGTGTGCCGCTGTTTCTTTTCCTGTCAAACCATGCAAACTTTGCATAACCCTAGGAGTTTCACCATGACCAAGCACGACTGGATCATCGAACAGATGCGTCCCAAAACCCCCTTCGATTTCTACTGGGATTTGTTCTTTGGGGACTGCGACCTCGATGACCTGCCCCCTCTGAGCGAAACCACCGCCATTGCCCAGGCGTTCGCCGACCTTTAACCCAACCCATTCAACTCAGGAGATTCACCATGCGTTCAACCCACTTCCCCCTGCTCAAAGATCGTGGCACCCTCACCCTGCCCACTGGTCGCTGGCTCATTCAAGACTACTTCCCCCAATATCCCAAGCGGGACTTCCGCATCACCACTGTGCAGAACCGAGACACCCTGCGCTCTATGTCCTTTGCGTCAGACGCCGCCTTCGAGTCCTGGCTTGAGGTCAACTGCCAACCAGTGCAACTTCCCCTGCTGTGAGAGCAACTTGCAGACGCAATGTCTGCAAGTTTCTGTTAAATAGCAAAAAGTAATACTAAAAAGTTCGTATCACCTATTTAACAACTTGGACACGAGCACAGACACCTCCAAACCCGCATGGATACTAGCGTCCGCCTTCCCGGTGGCTATATATCTATATTTTTATTTATATTTATATATAGGGGAGTGGGTATGTATGGGTTTGCCCCCGCTTCCAGCCTTTGTCTTTTGTTTTTGCGGGCTTTGCTTTTTGCGAATACCAAAAACAACAGATACCTTGCCACCAAATGGGCTAAACCCTTGATGGCATTGGCTTTTTCGCTGTCTTTGCTCGTGTCCATTTTGTTTAATAGGTGATACTTCCGGATAGCACCTTACAAAAACATGATAAATAGCGTATACTTCAAGCCCCACTCACACACGAAAGGCCCACAGCCATGTTTGAAAACAAAAACACCCGCCTTGTGCGACTACCCCCGCGCCTGTTGTTGGCCGAAGCCAACCGCCTGACCAAAGGGGTGCCGTACCTGCAAGGCACGCTATTTAACGCAGTAATGCAGAAGAAGAAACTGGCCCGCAGTCAACGCAACAAGAAGGCAGCACACGCCCGCTTGTGGAAACCCATCATCAACACCGCTAAATACGAGCGCCGAAATGTGCGCGTGATGCACGATTACCAAGCCCGCTTGCCCGAACCGACCCCTCGCCTTGAAGCATTGGGTTTGTATCTGGTGGTACTGGATAAGGTAATCGAGCAACTCGAAGCGCACATTACCTTGGGGGAATACACGCCAGCGCAGTATGCAAAGGAACACAACCTGCCCAATGTGGGGGTGCACTGGTCTGACTGGGTGAAGGAATCCCACAAGCGCAACCTGACCGCAGTCTTTGCCGCACTCCCCCGAACAGGGCGCAAGAACAAGCACCCCTTTGCCCGCACAGTACCCAAGCCCATCTTCGAGAAGCAACACGCCCAACTTGTCAAACGCACAACCAGCGACCTGGACAACGAGCGCAAGCGCTTGGCCGATGACCCGAACGACGGTAACTCATTCAAAAGAATAAAACAGATGATGCGGGTGCTGGCCGTGCTCAAAGATATGAAAGAACCCCAAGCCCTGCCCAACACATGGCATGGGCTGGCCCACCAGAAGGATGAGGAATAAAACTTGCAGACACGGTGTCTGCAAGTTTCCGGTCTGCCGCCTGCCGACTCAGGCGGTACTTTAAGGAGAAGTGAGATGAAGAACTATTGGTATTTGCGTATCGGCACCGACACACTTGAGGAAGCCCAGCGCTTTTCTAAAAAGAGCGATGCGATTAACGCATACAAATGTGTGGCCAAAGAGTTGGCGTTTTATGGGCAGGCCATTGACGCTTCGATTCACATTGCGCCCACTCGTGCCGAGGTCGTGGAGTATCCCGACTATGTGCTGTCGTTGAACGAAAACGGCAGAGTTGTAACTGAGCAAGCATAAGGAGAAGAGAAATGAAGATGCACAACATTTATTTTGTGGAAGTTACCGACACCTACGGAGGCGAAGCCAACTACTCGTGGGTCAAGCGGTTCAAAGTACACGCCAACACCGAGCGAGGGGCCATGCGCAAGGTAGCCCGCCACATGGGGTATGGCGGCGGGACATCCCGAGACTGGGACACGGGCGACATAGCACGCTGGGTGTGGAAGCACGCCTGTGTCTGTGCGTTCGTGCAAGGGTACGAAGACCAAGCCGAGCACTTCATGTATGTCGAGTCAATTTAAACCAAAGGAGAAAGCAAATGAACGAAGTCAAAGCAACAACTGCCCAAGTGGTGTGGGAAATCCTCAACGCCGCACTGTATGACCTGACCAAAGGCAACCCAGCCGATGGCATCGCCGCCATTGAGGAAGCGATTCAACTGTTGGAAGGAGAAAGCAAATGAACCAAGGCACAAACGCCCCAACCAAACCCCAGTTCGAGGGGCAGATAGTCAAGTTCAAGTCACCCCATGCAGATGTGGTGCTGTACGACATAGCCAAGCGCAACGCCAAGTATGGCCACCTTGAGTGGTGGGCGCTGAACGACCCAACGAGTGAGCAGATAACCAAAGGAGAGCAAGCATGACTGCAATGGAACTGTACGAACTGCTGAACAAAGCAGAGATTGATTACGAAATCATTGAGATATTCGAGGGTGCGCGGTTCATCCGCATCGAGGTAGAGGAAGAAGACACAACCGAAGGAGAAAGCAAATGAGTGCAATAGACCTGGACTACGCCATGCTGCACAAGGCAGCGCAACAGATGGAGAAGGAAGGCGGCAGCTTCGCCAAGCACATAGCACAAGCGTTCTATGTGGCAGACAGCACCAACATGGAGACGCTAGTGCGTGCGTTCGACAGCCTGTTCAGTGAGTACTACCGCAAGTACCGCAGAGCACAAATCATAAGCATCAGGGAAGACTACGAGAACGCATGCGACCGCCCGTACACAAGAGGAATGTTTACAAACGAAGGAGAAAGCAAATGAGAGAACCACAACAACACTTCTACGCATCCAGCGTATCGCAGTGGGCAACGACCAACGACAAGCGCGACCTGCGCCAGTTGTTGAGACTCATGGACAAGGACGGGTATCCCTACAACCTGTTCCTCGTGCCGCTGGATCACACCGCCAGCTACGACATCAAGATGTACCAACCCCAAGTCGAGGGCACACAGTGGCTTGGCTTTTTTGAACCAAAGGAGAAGTGAGATGAAACATCAATGGAACACAGGCAGACAGTACGACGAGCACGGCCAACGCATGGTGGCCGAGGT